ATATGGGATCGATGCTGAAAATATTGGATACCATTCATGACCTACAGCAATAGCATGGAATCCGCTATCAACTGCAACTCTATAAGATTGATTTTGTGTTTTATTAACCATTTCCTCATAGAAATTTGAATCAGCATTTGATTCCCAAAGCTTTGGCGCCACATCTCTAGTCGTCATGTACTTCCAAAACTCAGTGTCTCTTCTTGAGCTTAGTGTGTAATGATATTCAATAAATGTAGCAAACGATTCGAAATGCTTTCTGGTAATTCCGTTATAAAAGTCCCTGTCTATAGAATTATAATATCCACGTGATAAAAATCTTGATAACATCATTGCTGATTCGTGAATAAAAAATAGTCCATTAGATTCTAGTGGCTCTAGAAATGCTGCAGACAATCCAATTCCTGCGACATTTTTTACCCACGTTCTTTCATAACATCCAGCCTTAAAGAAAATTTCTCTAAATGCTGAATCTTCTGGAACACGATGAGCACCAATTCTATCTGCCAAATATTGCTTAAATTCTACAAGTGCTTCTTCTTTTGTTGTCCATCTATCTGAGTATACATACCCAGTTCCAATTCTTGAATAAAGTGGAGCATTCCAAACCCAGCCGTGACCAAGCGCTGTGCAGTCTGTATATAAATCAATTTCTTCATTTGGATTCTCATACTGAATTTGAACTGCCCATGCTTTGTTTACTGGAAGTCTGTCTTTTAGATCATAGAAAGGCTCATTCATTGCTCCGCCCAACAATAAACTCTTGAACCCAGTACAGTCTACAAACAGATCTGCATAAATTTCTGTTCCATCTTCTAATACAAGCTTTTCTACACCGTCATCGTTTGTAATGATTTGAGAAACGTTTGCCTCTATATGCTTTACTCCTCTTGGTTTTGCAAAGTGCTCTGATAACCACTCTGCAAATTTAATGGCGTCAAAATGTAAAGCAAAATCTCTATCCATGGTAAATCTTCCTAATTCGCCATTCTTAGGATTTTTTAGTTTTCTAGAATTTAATAGTACTGATTGTGGGAATAAAGAGTCAACATAGCTTTGTGTTGTAGTTGTTTCAGGCAGGTAGTGCTTCATAACATGCCAGTCATTTGCACCTGGCAATTCACAATTTTCTAATGTAGGATGACCAAAAGGATAATGGAATCCTCCGTCACCAATTCTGTGGAAATTATTAAACTTAATACTTAGTTTATATGATGCATCAGTAAAATGCATAAATTCTTCATGGTCTACTCCAATGGCATTTAGCCATGCTGGAAGACCAGCAAGAGTACTTTCCCCTACTCCAATACTTGGGACGTAAGGACTTTCAATCAGTGTTATATCTGGATCTTTTAGTTGTGAAACAAGGCTACATGCTGTCATCCATCCAGCGGAGCCACCACCTACAATTACAATTTTCAATTTATTCTCTCTCTAATAAAGATTGGGGATATCATATATATTATACAATATCCCCAATCGGTTTGTAAATAGATTATATTTACTTCTTAAGAGTTACCTTAAGCTTAGGGAACTTAGCGTTCCACTTTTTAGCAAGAGCGTTATACTCTGCTACGTATGTAGCACGAGCAACATCTGCTGCTGCCTTGTCAACGATAGCCTTAGCCTTTAGAGCGTCAACTTCCGCCTTTGCTGCTGCAAGGGCTGTCTTTGTTGTTGCAAGTTCTGCCTCTGCTGCTGCCTTAGCAGTATTTGCTGCTGCAAGTTGTGTTGTGAGTGCTGCAACATCTCCAGCCAAATCACGTACTGCGATAATCTTTACAGATGATGCAGATGGTGTGCTGAATCCTGTTACTGCTGCTGCCATATCGGCTGCTGCTGCGTAGAACACAATTGTTACTGGACCAGTTGCTGGGGCAACAAACTTAACGTCTGCTGATCCAAAATTGGTTAGTGTTGCACCTGTTGTTACAGTTACTGTATCAAGAGTTGCACCGTTAGCAATTGCATTGAGGGTCTTTCCAGAAATCTTATTTCCAAAAACGTCCTGTGCTGTTGCTGTTACTGTTACTGATGTTCCTGCTGGAGCAGAATCTACACCTGTTACGGCAATCTTATCGATCAAAGTAGATGTACCCTGTAGGTAATATACTGCTGTTGTGCCCTGATTTGCAATTGATACAGAGCTTACTGCTGTCGTTTTAGTATATACATAAAACGTTGCTTGTGTTCCTGTTCCAACATTCTTTGTCCATGTTGCTGAACCAGATGATGCTGTTACTGGCGCTGTTGTTGTTGCAAATGCATCTACTACGACTGCATTTGTTGCTGTTACAGTTACTGCTGTACCTGTATCAACTGTTACTACGAACTCAACTACATCAAGCGAATCAACAGAATTATCTGTTGGAACTGGGATTGTAATTGGTGTTGTTGCTGCAGTTCCTGCAGTTTGTGCTGTCCATGTTGGGGACGCTACGGTACCAGTGTTCTTCTTTACAGAAGTGATAACCATAGGCGCAGCACTTGCAGATGTTGCAACAAGGGTGCTCATAGTCATGGCTGCAACCACGGCTAGGGCGATTTTCTTGAATGACTTCATTCTTTTTTTCTCCTTAGTTTATCTACCTCGATTTGAGCGTAGAGTTTTAAATGTGTTCTGCTAGTTCTTTTAGCAAAACATGTTTTGGTTTTGCTCCAGTAATACGAATTACTGGTTGTCCTTCTTTAAAAAGAATCATGGTTGGTATAGAAACCACGCCATAATCTTTGGGCTTAATAACATTTTCATCAACGTTAATTTTTGCCACTAGTAGATCTTTTTCTTGAGAAATCTCATCCAAAATTGGCGCAACCTTTTTACAAGGACCACACCATTCAGCCCAAAAATCTACTAAAACTATTTTATTTTGAGCAACAGTCTCATCAAAGTTACTGTCTGTTAGCAACATTAATCTGTCTCCTGTGCTCTTTGGTATTGTTCAAGTTGATTTTGAACGTCCCAAAATTCTTCCATAACCCTGTCGTATCTGTCAAGTATTGCTTGAGGGATATCGACGAGCTCTGTATCAAAAGAACTGTCAGGTTCAATGATATCATATATTGCAGAATTTACCAAAGCGATTCTAGGCATTTTCCTTAGATTGCTCTTCTTCCTGCTTGATTTTGGCAGCAGCCTCATTAAATTTGTCCATAAATCTTTGGACAACAAAATATGTTACGTCTGAGGCATTCTTTCCTAAAGTAGCAATTGACTCTTCGTTCTTTTGCTGATCTTCTGGAAGCTGATTAAACCATCTTTGATATACTTCTACAACAATGTCTGAGACAATGCCTTCCAGCATGCTCTGTTGCTTTTCGATCATAGGATCTTTTTCCATTACTTAGTTGCCTTTTCTATGTTAATTAAAGAACCGCCCTTTACTTTGCCGTTCTCTACAATTGTAGCAGTTGATTTGAGAAGTAGATAAAGTTCATCGTATGTTAACGTTGGCTTAACCATTCTTACTGTAGCCCACTGCATTGCTGCTACTTGATTTGCTGCAGAAGTTCCAACAACAGTTGTAATTTCTCCTCCAGGACTTACTGCATCTTGATGATGACCAAGAGCATAGAAATCTACTGATGTGGGTGTTCCATTACTGTATGTGGCAATGATATTTCTTTTGTCCACAGCACCAACAGTAATTGCTTGAGGAATACAACTTGGATAGTCAACCTGATTTAAATCTCCGTCATTTCCTGCAGGAAAAAATACTCCAATGTTTAATTGTTTAAGCTTATCTACATAAGGAGTAATTGTGTTTGTTGGGCACAAAGCCTTTAGAGTTTTTGCGTCATGAGTGCTTTGACTCATTGCTACTGCTGCAATATTATATTTATCTTTATTTGCAATAACCCAGTCTAGCGCCTTAGTTACAGAGACAGCCGTTGGATTGTATCTATATCCATTTCCATAACCAACAATTCTAACAAACACTAGGTTTACTGCAGAATTTGTTTTTACTGAAATAGAAGCCATTTGTGTGCCATGTCTAAATCCAGCAGACTTTAAAATGCTTAGGGCAAGGCTAGATGCTGATCCAGGGCCTTCCTGGAACATTGATTGGTTAGAGCATACTGGCCATTCTAATGTACAAACTTCTTGTACTAATCTTCCTTTAAAAATTGGAAGTGAGGCATCAATTGATGTATCTAAAATTACAACTGATGGCTTAATTGGCTCAGCTTGAGCCTTTAGTGCAGAACATCCTGCTATAGTAATAAGTATAAGTATTGTGGTCAATGCGACCTTTGTTATTTTATTCATTGCTCTATTCTATTAAATGTATATAAGTTTGTCAATAGGTTATAGTTCTATATAATGATATGGTGGGCATACGCCTACTGAAAATTGTGACGCCGCCGCAAGTGCTAGTTCCATACGCTTGTATGGATCCCTCATGTTTTGGGTAGAATGCAATGAGCCTAAAGCAAAGTCCATTCCTATCCCCTCTGCATAATACGGAATAATGTTTTCTCCAACCTGAAAGTCATCATCTACGTAAAATAGCCTTCCAGTGCCTCTTACAGCCACTAAAAAGATTCCGCCCTGATCTCCATCTTCAACGTTAGGGCCAAAGTTACCGTATCCTCCGCCTTTAAAAGCGTCTTTAACAGAATCAATAAACTTTGTTCTCATAAACTTATCTAAAGCTTTTGGGGTTCCAGTAAATCTTGGTGGCACCCATTCGTATTGGAGTATCTGACCCATTCTAAAACTATCTACAAAAGCTATGCCATACTGTCCCACAGTAAAAACCTTTGGGCTTTTTTGTGCAAAAATGTGACCGCCTTTTTCATCTACGGCTGCGGAGTCAGACCCCATGTAAACTTTACCGCTTTTGATAAGTCCGACTACACATGTCATTTTTTAAGGATTCTTTCTTAACTTTGCTCTTGATGCTTTGTTGTTTAGAAGTTGAATTAAATTTTCTACTTTTTGCTCTTGAAGATATTGGTTAATTCTAATTTTTAGAACTAACAGAAGTATGATTGGAACAAGCAGGTCTTGACCAGACTTCCATCTGTGATACATAAACCATGCGATTGCTACGTTGCTTGCTAGGGTAAGGCCTATGCCATACCACTTCAGTTTTGTTTCTGATATCATGATATTATTGTATAATATATAAAATTAGATGTCCAGCTCTATTTAATATTAAGTCTGGCCATTACCTGACTTAATTCATAATTTACTTTAGCAAGCTTTTCTAGGGTTTCATAATATTTTGCCTGCCAAATTAATAACTCATTTTCAGAAACTAACAGAGCATTCTTTAACTTTTCCAACTCTAATTTAAGCTCAGTTTTACTATGATCTATTTCTTCATTATAAGCTTTTCTTTTTTGTCTTTTTCCCCACGCCTCAATTAATTTTGCACCAGAACCACCCAATATGGCCATTAATAGCATAAGGATAGTTTCTGTCGTGGTCATGTTAAACATTCTAAACCAATTATATCAAGAAATGAATTTTAAACTAAGAGCTCATCTGCTAAAATTGGTTGACCAATATATCTTTTCTTTATGATATGATCTTTTACATGATCTGGGCCAAACTGCCTGCCAGCCAAAATTACGACCCAGCGTGGCTCAAACTTTGACAAAATGCATGTCTCACACATTAACAAATTAATTGTTAAAAGAGATGACTTTTTTGTGTTTAATTTATTCTTACTCTTGTTACAAGAGTAACATAAGATTTTTTCCATTAATCTTCCTCTACATGCGAAATTACAAATTCATCCATAATAGTAAAATCGCTATTTTCAATTAGTTCTTCATAATCTATTCCGTCTTTAGTATATTTAACTATAGACGCATATGTTCCAAGAGACTCTACGTCTCCGTATACCTGATCTTCGTGTAAAAAAACAATAAGATACTTATCGTAATACTCTTTCACCTTTGGCTCCCTCCAGCTCAACACGAACCCCGTAAGATTCCAACACACGCTTTACCATTTCAATGTAGTCAATAATTCTCATTCTTTCAGAATCACCATACTGCATGAAATTTCCTTCATATAACCTTATGGCTAAAAATTCAGGAAACTTAACAATGTCCATTTGTAATCCATGAACAGGCTGTTTTATTTCTCTAACCTTTTGCGCCATTTCTTTTGTGTAGAATACTGGCTTATTTATTTCGCCTGTCCATTGATTAATGTCCATGCTTAACCTTTAACCTATTCCACACTTCTTCTGTTTTATGAATATTACGTGCTTTGTCTGTTGAACCAGAGCTTAAATATATTCCGCCCCAAACTCCGTATTCATTATTAGTGTTGCCTGCCCTTAAACATTCTTTTGCTACTGGGCAACTAAGACAACATTCATCAATACTTTTTGCTATATTAAAATCAGCTTCATACTTATCGTAAAATAAGTTTGTGTCCATCCCATTGCATACCGCAAGATGCCACCATTCAAAATCATCTGGGTCTACACCTAGATCATTTAATATATTTGACATATCTGTCAGGGATTTCCCATGTCCCATTGTCTTTCATAGGAAACTTATTGACAAGACCCCATGTATCATTTCTAAACATACCTCTTTTATTTGAATATCCAGAGGCATCTCTCTTCCACACAACTAGTGTGTATCCGTTCCAAAAAGCTTCTTGATAATCTGTTTTAAAGTTTTTAATAAGTTGATTGATCTTGTTTTCTTTTACAAACATTCTATCTCTTTTCTGTTGCTGGTCCACCTGGACTCGAACCAGGGACCTAGAAGTTAACAGCTTCCCGCTCTGCCGACTGAGCTATGGACCAAAGGGAAAGCCCCGTGGTATCTATTATACTGTTTCCCACAGGGCCTTGTCAATCGAATTTAATTAATTTTTGTAACTTTTTTTATATTTACAGATTTTATTTCTTGATCGGTACCAATAATATCTTTTACATAGTCTACGGCATCATCTGGCGAAAAAGCCTCTATTTGTAGTTCCGCTTCTATTTTAACCTTATATTGGTCCATAGATATATTATACTACTTTTGCTCTTTTTTATCTACTTTAGGATATTTTTCAAGACGGGCTTTTATTGTGCCGTCTTTTCTCATTCTTACAATCCAGCCATCTTTTATTTGTGTGCTATTAAATCCATGGTGTGGTTTATATTGTCCAGAACTCATATTAGTCTTCCTTTCTTAACGGAATAGTTGCTAACCAAATTACTGTAGCAATTACTGTTGCTACGCCAACTACCTGCTGTGCAGTACCAGTCAAGGTGAGCCAGGCTATAAAAAAGCCTAAAAGAGTAAAAATTTGAGCAATACTCTCTTTAATTACTTCCCACGCATAATTTAGGATTCCTTTAATTATTTTCATCCTATCCTCCTTGTCATGGCTGCTGCCACGATATTTGACGCAATGATTACTGGAACAACAACTTCTTGAGCTTTTTCCCTCTGATCATCTGTCATGTCCTTACCCCATTCTGATGGGCTAAGTAATTTTTCAAAATCTATATCTGTTAAAACAGCAAGCGGGTCTGATAAAAGAGCTTCCACCTTAATCTCTGTAGTAGCATCTGCCAAAGTGTAAGGCATTGGAGCATCTTTGTTCTCTTTAATTCTATCACCAAATTCATTTAAAGCCTTTGCAATAGATTCATCTGATGCTGCAAGCGCTACTACTTTTGCTAATTCAGATGACTTGATTCCAAGCCCTTGTGCAACTGCAGCTTTTTGTTCTGGGCTTAGTTTAGTTAACGTATCTTTGCTTGTTAGATCTGCAATTAGGTTTGCTGTCTCTTCTGTGATAGTATTATGTTGTGTTGGTTCTTCAGAAGGTTCAGCGGGAGTTGGCTCTGGTTCAGGGGTTGGCTCTTGATCTATATCCGTTGGCTGAGGTGAAGGCTCTTGTTCTGGCTCTGGAGAAGTCTCAGGCTCAGGGGTTGGCTCTGGTGTCGCCTCATCTGTGGTTTCAGGCGTTGGCTCTGGAGTGGGATCGTCTGGTTGAGTTTGCTCAGGCGATGGCTCAGGAGAAGGTTCAGGCGTAGGATCAACTGTTGCATCTGGTGTTGGCTGTGGTTGATTTGCCATAGCCGCAGCAATTGCGGCAGCAACTCGTTGTTGTTCTTCAAATAAATAAGTTTCATTATACAAATCCCAAGCATCATCTATTGCATTATTCATATCAATAATTGATTGATCATATGCTGCAATTGCGCTATTTTTATTTAATAATGCTGTTGTTAGGTTTGATTGGGCGGTTGTGAGGTTTTGCTCTTTTGTTGTGAGGTTTTGATTGGCAGTTGTTAGGTTTTGAACCTCTTGATTATATATAGATAATTTATCATTACGTACTGCCAATTTAGTATTATAAGTTTGTTGTGCTGTAGATTGTGCTTGTTGTGCAGCAGTTAAATTATCTAATTGCTGTTGTGTTGCACCAGACCCATAAGAAAATGTATTTAAGTTACAACTAAATCCTACTCCCCATCCACCAGTATAGGCACATCCTGCACCAGTCCATCCACCTGGAATTGACCATCCAAGGTAATAGGATCCTGGGCCTCCGCCGTTGTACCACCATATTTCTACGTCTAAAGTCTTATCCTGGCTTACATCATATATTGGAGAGTATGCACTCCATCTAACTCCTTGTTCAACCCAGTTATTAATTGCAAGGTTGCCATCCACGTACATTTTAAATCCGTCGTCTGTATATCCTGCAAAGTAGACACTTGTCCAGTCTGATGGGACTGTAATTTTACCAGTAAATTTAACAACAATATTTTCGTAGTATCCGCAAACTGGCAGATTCATAGAGTTTGAATTCCATACACCAGTACATATAACAGAGTCTGGAACTGCTATGCTAGGCCACACTCTTGCCAAATGATATACTGTGTACTGAAGTCCTGCTGAGCCAGCATTATTTACTGCTGATTGAGCTGTTTGAAGATTTAAATTTGCTGTATTTAAATTTATAAGAGCAACATCTAGTTCATCTTGAGCATTATTTTTATTTGTAAGTGCTGTAGCAACTGTTGCAGTTTGACCATCTACTGTATTTTGTGCTGCTGTTTTTTCAGATAAGGCTGTAGCCTCTGCTGCAACTGCTGCATCATATTGTTCATATGCAGTATCTCTTGTTGCCTTGGCGGCAACGGCTGCATCGTATTTATCTTCTGCTATATCTATTAGGGCTCTAGTTTCAGCCTCTTCTGTAAGATTTACGACCTTTTCGTTTAGTTCCGCTATTTCTTGGGCGGCAACTGAAAGTGGATCATCGCTATAAGCAGGTGTTAAAAATAGCCAACCAAACCCTAAAATGGCGGTTAATGACAATCTCCATAATTTAGTCCTAGTCAACTACAATCTCCTAAACAAACATTAAGTTTGTTTATTTAATTATATCATTTAACTACTTAGCGTTATCTGTCTTGTAAAACCCAGAACCTTTAAACTGTATACCAAAAGATCCATACTGTTTAACCATCGCAGCACCACATTTTTCACAAAGCTCTGTCATTGTTGCTTCGTTAATTGGTTTAGTTATTTCTTTGGTGTGTTCGCATATAATGCATTTATATTCATAAACTGGCACAATTACCTACTTTAACATTGGAAGTTTATTTTTAAGGGCCCACTCCATTTTTGTCCAAAAAATAGACCAGGTGTATCTAATGCCTTCTTCAATCATTTTTACTCCATGAAGATGATTTTCATCTCCTTTAAAACAAATTAACATTCCTGGCTCTGGTTTGATTTCCCAATTCCATTGAGGCATATACAGCTCTCCGCCAACATAATCTGTATTAAAATACACTAAAGATGAATAATGTTTATCATTAAAATCTTTTTCAAATTCTTCTAATGCAGCTTTTGGTAGATTATATTTTTCTAACATCTCAAAATCATGATCTTCTGAAGAGTCATAATAGTCTATGTGTGGTTGCTGTTCTCTTCCAGGCCTCCATCTATGGAGCCCAGACAACTGTAATATCAGAGGGTCTTTGAACCTTTTTTCTACCAATTTTTTAATTTCAAATTCTTTTTGAATTAAAAATTCATGAGGAAGTTCTGTAAAAATATTTTTAGAATTTACTCTAGATGTTAAATCTAAAGTCATTCCATACCAATGTTTTTTGTCGCCTTCACGAGATTTATTTGATTTATAATCTTTATTTTGTTTTTCTTTAGATGATATTTCCCATGTGTCTTCATCATAAGACTTTAAAATATTTAAAATTTTTTGAACTTCTTCTTCATTTAAAAAATTTTTAACAATTAAAACATCTGGCTCTTTTAGATCAATTACTTCCATTGTTCTCCAATATTAAATGGGCAGTTTACTTGGCCGTGCCCAGGGCCCTTATGCCCGCCATATGCGGTGCACATAATAAGTATACCTTATTTAATTCAAGGTGTCTACTGTTATTTTATTTTTATTGATTTTGGCTTTTTGTCTTCAGGAACAATACGCTCTAATGAAATTTTGAGCATACCATTTTCTGCAACTGCACCAGTTACCTCAATGAATTCACCTAGGGCAAATTCACGGACAAACTTACGTGCTGCGATGCCACGGTGGGCATACTTTGTTTCTTCTTTGGACTCTTTGATCTCTCCCTTTACTGTAAGGACTTGTTCCTTTACTGAGACATCAAGATCTTCCTTAGAAAATCCAGCAACCGCAAGCTCGATAAAGAATTTATCTTCATCGTCTGTTGTGATTACATTATATGGGGGGTAGTTTGTTCCTGTTGCGTGGGTATGGATTCTTGACAACTTGTCAAAATCACGATTGAACCCTATAAAAAATGGATCATTAAAAAAATCCATTGCAAATTGTGTTACCATTTTATTCCTCCTTTTAAGCGAATAAGTTAATATATGGGCCCCTAACGGCGACCCATATATTATTATATCAAATGATTAGATTACTTGCCACAAGTTGGGCATTTGCCATCTGCAGTTGCAGCAGGCTTTGGAGCAGAAGATGCTTTAAATTTAGGGCGACCAAACCCTACAATAGAAACCATTACTCCTGCCTTATTCTTTTTGTATGCACGAAGTTGCTTACAGCATTCTCCACCGTTACGTTGGCTTCCCTTTTTGTTTGAAGAAGTATTTCCTTCAATACACCATACGGTCCCGTCTTCATTATCCTCAATAACAATTCCGACATGAGAAATGCGGTCAACGCCATCAGAGGGGAAATCAAAATAGGCAATATCTCCTGGCTCAGGATCAGCAATATCTCCGTCAATCCAAGCGTTTGCTTTCTTGAATGCTGCTGCTCCTCCAGGTGTATACACTGTATTTGGGATCTTGACTCCTGCTTCGTTTGCACACCAATTTACAAAACTTCCACACCAAGGTTGGAAATTTGCCTTGGTGTACGCTCCGTATTTTGTCTCGTTGTCTTTTGGTCCCTCGATATATCCTACCTGAGACTTAGCAACTTGAATTAAACGAGCAGCGGTTCCTGCTGGAGCCTTTGCTGTTTCTGCTGGTACTGGAAAATCTGTCATATTAATCCTTATCCCAATCTGTATCAACTGGTTGTTCTGCTGGCATTGCGCCATCTGGTTTGGCAGCAAGACGTGCTCTGACTGAATCTGCTTCTACGTCTGCTTTCAATTCATTAATTGATAATTCTGATTCAAGCTTTTTATCTGCTTGCGTATTCTTTGCATCCATCTCTTTGTTATCAAGTTGAGCCTTCATGATATCTTTAGCTCCTGATTGCCCAATCAATAAACCTGCTAGTGTTCCTGTAATAAATGTCGCAACTGATCCAAGAACGTTGAAAAACATCTTATCATTTTCTGATTGTGCTCCGATTGGTTGTGATACAAAAAGCAATCCGTATAAAATTCCTACTGATGTTAAAAACAAAATTGAACCTAGTGTTAATCCTAGGATAAACTTTAATCTTGCATCAAGATCTGCTGGTGTTAATTTTTCTTTAGCCATTTTTTACCTTACTATTCTGATATTCGTTCCATATTTCTTCGCCAACAATATCTCTGCTGCATGTTCCAGTTGTTTCACAAATAGGAGGATTGCACTCTGCTTTATCCCAATTTGCTTGATCTTGACATGGATAGCGGAAACTACCCTGATATCCGCATGATGTTAGCGCCAAGGCTAACAATACGGCTGATACTGAGGCTATAGTCTTTTTCATATTACTATTATAGCATTTGCGCCCCTGAAAGGAATCGAACCTCTGACGCAGGCCTTAGAAGAGCCTCGCTCTATCCGCTGAGCTACAAGGGCAATAGGCAAGGGCTAACCGAAGTCAGCCCTTGCGTAACCATAATCATCCCAAGGTAGCGAGCCCGAATGCGTAGGGGGGTTAGCTCCTACAGGATAATTATATTACAAATTTATTAACAATTAATTATTTAAAAACTTTTTTGCTTTTAACACAATTTGGTACTTTTTTACCATTCTGTGTTTTCCAGCCAATCATTTCATACCCGTCCCAACATGGGTTAGCTTTTTCCGTAACGTTAGCATATAGGGCTTTCATATGGGCTGTTGCTGCAGTTTTAGTTGGATGGCAACCAATTAACTCGCCAGTATTTTCTTGTATTACAGCGTAACCTTTGCATCCAGCAGCACCTTGTTCTATTTTCCAGGGCATATTTCCTCCTAATTATTTGGGATATCTTTTTGAACATCCATAGGAAGTAGGCCATGCTGTTTAGCAACCTCAAAACCCTCTTTGCTCAAAGAAAATACCGCTTCTAAATTTTCATCATACTCTACTTGCATTAATCCAGACTTATACAAACTCAACAAAGTTTCGTCTATATGGTTCATATGAGCTTTCCACAACTCTGGTGCAAGTTCTTTTGCTGCATCAGTAATCGACAAAATGAATTCTCCGTTTTCGTCAACGCCAACTACATCAATGGCGCCTATCTCTATGTAACGATCTATGTCTGGCATTTCGTCTTCCATTTCTTCTCCTTGTGTGGCAGATAGGACTTGAACCTATGATTGCCGAATTATGAGTTCGGGGCTTTAACCAACTAAGCTACTGCCACGTTGGTATATTATAGTCCTTCACCATCTGCATTGTCAATAGATGACTCTACAACTTGTTGTACATATTCAGAAAAATGTTTTCTGATGTTTCCAGCTGGCCTAGAGCCAATCTGCTTCCATATCCTAGTATACTCCAATACGTTTGCATATGTAGTTGGACACATCATTGTCCCATTAAACTCACGTAAAACAGTTGGTAGAGGCACATGTTTTCCACAGCATTTACACTCTTTAGCTCTTTCTTGATATAAGTTTGTCATAGCATCATCATTCTTCCTATTGCGTCTTGTAAATCATTTGGCATTGCTTTTGGAGCTTTAATAAGGTTAAAAGATTCTTCTGCCTTATCTCCAAAATCCGCCTTATAACTCATTGACTCATAAGTGTGTATTTCAACCTCTTCATTATTGTCAAACCTGCTTCTACTTATTGTATTAAATATAGAGCCACAAACAGCATCCGCCAAGTCTTTAGATCCTTTTCGTGGGTGGTCTACCTTGTCTCTCATAATTTTTAACTGCAATAATTCGTCTATTAAAAGCGGAATATGTGGCCCACTTAATCTTTCTTCTAAAACAACCATTGCCATATCATCATAATGTTTTTTAGCAACTGATAAAATTTCAGTATTAATGCCGTAAGTTTTTAGTTGCTGCATCATGTCATGAGAATTCCATCTGTCAAAGGTGCAAATTCTAATTTTAAACCCTCTTGTTTTTAGTGCAAGTATGTAATCTTTTACCTCTGTAAAATCAACAGACTTGTCTGGAGTTGGAGTCCAATATCTAATAGCATCAACTTCTACAACTGGTGCTGGCTGAGAATATGTGTCAGTAACCTTTACGTTTACCCAT